TAGACGCCCTCAACGCAATCCCCGGAGAGAAGCTATGCGAAGTGAAGCTGGGCCTGACCAAAGACCTGAAGGCTTGTGACTTCCATGCGCCTGATGTGTGGTGGCATGGCATTGCCGACTTGGTAGTTATCAATCGGACGACGGGGGTAGCTCACTCCGTGGACTACAAGACAAGCAAGAATGCAAGATACGCAGACAAAAAGCAGCTTGACCTTGTAGCCTGTGGCCTGTTCGCCAAGTTCCCGGAGATCAAGAGGGTCAAGTCTGCTTTGATTTTTGTAGTAAGTAAGCAGTTTATTAAAGCCGAGCAGCTAGTTGAGTTGAAGGACACCTACATGGACAAGTCAGCAGTTGATGTTGCGCGTATTGAAGCAGCAATAAAGAGCGGGGTGTGGAACCCCGTGCAAGGCCCACTCTGTAGGTTCTGCTCAGTGAAGCAGTGCGAGTACAACAGGAGCTAATCATGGAAGAAACAGAACAATGGTTAGACTTTGACCATGAAAAATTTGAAGGTTTAAAGGTTAAAGATGGTGAAGAAAGTTGGTTTCAGGGGTTTTTAAATATGTCGGTCACCAATGACTGTGGAGGTGGTAATCAGGAAAGAACTGTAGTCACCTTTGACACACATGGACATGGCGGTAACCCCATGAACGTCCAAGCCGAGGCGTTCCCCGAGGACTATGATTTTTCAACCGATAAAATAAAAATAACCCTCTGCGGCAGTATGGAGGCGGCAAGTTTTTTTTCTGCTATGGAAAACCTAGTGCATTGTTATAAACTTAAAAGAATCATAGGAAGCTAATCATGCCATACGTAAACAAACCCCGTCCCTACAAAAAAGAGTACCAGCAGCAGCTTACACGAGGTGAAGGTAGCCCTCGCCTTGAACGCCAACGGGCACGAGAGGCCATAGACAATAAAAGCACCGATGCCAACGGCAACAACATTGCCGACAAACGAGAGGGTAAGGACGTTGCCCATCGTGTAGCTTTGTCCAAGGGTGGATCAAACACTGATGGTACTAGGTTAGAAAGTGCAACCGCAAATCGTTCGTTTAAACGTGGGTCAAACCACAAAGTCATATCAGAAGTAAGCAATAAGGAGCGTAAGAAAAAATGAATTTATCAGAATACGAATGGCCTCGCCCCATAGGGATCACGCCATTTGAACATCAGAAGACTACATCAGAATTTTTAATATCCAACCGTAAAGCTTTTTGTTTCAACGAACAGGGTACAGGTAAGACGGCATCAGTTATCTGGGCCGTGGACTACTTGATGACCATCGGATTAGTAAAACGAGTGTTAGTGATTTGTCCCTTATCTATAATGAAATCGGCATGGCAGATTGACTTGTTTAAATTTGCCATACACCGTACGGTCGAAATCGCTTACGGCTCTGCAAGCAAACGGAAACAGATCATAAAAGCTAACGCGGAGTTTATTATCGTGAACTTTGATGGGGTTGGCATAATCAAAAAAGAGATCATCAACGGTGGGTTTGACTTGATAGTTGTTGATGAGGCTTCGGCGTATAAAAATGCCCAGACTGAACGATGGCGAAATCTGCGTGACCTACTCAAGACCGTCAAAGGGTTGTGGATGCTGACAGGCACTCCCGCTGCTCAGTCCCCTGTGGACGCTTACGGTTTGGCTAAGCTAATTAACCCTAACGGGGTGTCTCCGTTCTTCGGGCAGTTTAGAGATTCGGTCATGCAAAAAGTCAGCATGTTCCGATGGACACCCAAGCCAAATGCTTCTCAGATAGTACACAAAGCTCTACAGCCTGCGATCAGGTTTGAGAAGGCACAATGTCTAGACCTACCCCCGCTAACATACGTAGACAGAGACGCACCGCTCAGCCCACAGCAGCTTAAGTATTACCACATACTCAAGAAGCAGATGATGATGGAGGCAGCGGGTGAAGAAGTCTCAGCCGTCAACGCCGCAGTGAAGATAACTAAGCTGCTACAGATTTCTGGTGGTGCGGTCTACACCGACACTGGCGAAATTATTGAGTTCGATGTGAGCAGCCGACTCAGAGTAGTGCAAGAGGTCATTGAGGAGTCAAGCCACAAGGTGCTTGTGTTCGTTCCGTTTACACATACCATAGACCTGTTAAAAAAACACCTAGAAAAACAACACATCACATGCGAGGTCATCAACGGAAGTGTGCCGGTTAACAAACGCTCAGAGGTAGTGAAGCAGTTCCAAGAGCAACACAATCCGAAGGTGCTTATCATCCAACCTAAAGCTGCTGCACACGGGTTAACCCTAACCGCTGCGAACACAGTCATATGGTACGCTCCATGCACAAGCGTAGAGACATACCTACAAGCTAACGCACGTATTGACCGTCCGGGGCAACTGAACAACATGACCGTTGTTCACATACACGGTAGTCCAATCGAAGAGAAGATGTACGGCATGCTGCGTGGCAACATAGACAACCACCAAAAAATAATTGATCTCTACCGACAAGAATTAACGCTCTAAACTCTTGACATTGTAAAGAGTTGTGGTAGAATAGACTCCCCACCAACGAGGACTACACATGGACGATGATGTTCAGGGGGAACAACCCCCTATACCACTTGATAAGCTGACAGGTATATACATAAAAATACGCGATAACCGAAACGAGCTTAGGCTCAAGTTTGAGGAGCAAGACAAAGAACTAGCCGAAGAGCTACAGATCATCGAAGGCAGAATGCTTGACGTATGCAAGAGCATGAATGCCGACAGTATCCGAACCGAACATGGCACGATCATTCGCTCAGTGAAATCACGGTACTGGACGAACGATTGGGATTCTATGTATGCGTTTATTAACGAACACGCTGCATTTGGCCTGTTAGAGAAAAGACTTCATCAGTCACATATGAAAGAATTTCTTCTAGAGAATCCGAACACACTCCCTATGGGTCTTAACGTAGAGAGTGAATATTCCGTGGTGGTTAGACGTTCTAAGGAAAAATGAAACATGAGCAATATTACGCTTTTTGACCAAGAGCTTCCCGACTTTTTGCAGTTGGCTGGCACTAGCGCCCTTACACAGCAATTGGCTGGAAAAGCTGGCGTTAAACGCATCGTACCTAAAAACGGAATCTTCCGTAAGACGGTGAGTGGTAAGGAGATGGGTAAGATCAAAGGTGGCACTATGAACGCCATCATCATCAATGCTTCTCCACAAGTGGGCCGTATCTTCTACGCAAAGGCGTGGACTCCTGATGCCGAGCCAACTTCCCCTGACTGCTTTTCAAATGACGGGCGCACCCCCGATAAAAATGCAGACGCCCCACAAGCTGAGCGTTGCGATAGCTGCTCTCAGAATATCAAGGGTTCAGGTATGGGTAGCTCTAAGGCTTGCCGGTACTCCCGCCGCATTGCACTTGTACTAGAAGAGGACTTTGGTACTTCGCTGGAAGGTGATGTATACCAAATGAACCTAGCTTCTAAGTCTTTGTTTGGTGACAAAGTTGGGGACAACTCCTATCCGTTTGAGGGCTACACCAAGTACCTTTCGAACAACGGTAAGAGCTTGGACTATGTTGTGACTGAGCTTAGCTTCAACGATGGTAACGACAACCAATCGGTGTTGTTCTCACCCGTTAGGTTCATTACGAAGGCAGAGTACGCTGTGACTAGCGCGGCTGCGGTAACACCAGAAACCCAGCGAATGATCGTAATGACTCCGTACCAAGCGGATGTGTCGGGGTCAGCCAAACCGTTGGCGGTGTCTGCACCAGTTCCCGTTGCAATTACTCAAGATAGCCCAATCGAAGAGCCAGTAAAACGGGAAAAGAAAGTTGAGCCAAAACCTACGATCAAGAAAGACCTTGACTCTGTGGTTAAGGCGTGGAGTGACGAGGACTAATATATGACCTATGGCTACAGCCAGAGTTTAGTTACAGCAAATAAAAAAGCTGGTGGCAAATCTCCGGGTGTGGCCTTGGGGCGTGTATGTATTAGTATTGGTATCAGTGTGTCGCAGGTGTCAGCCATATTCGGCGTAAGCCGTATGTGTGTCTACAATTGGTTTAAGGGGGACTCAACCCCTACTGCGGCATACAGTGTACAAATAGAAAAATATATGCACTCTCTCAAGCGCCAGCACAAACTTTCTTAACTATGATCAAGTTTGATCTGCTTGACACCGTGTTGCCTTCGGAGGGGCGGTACTGTGTGTTAGGGATTGGAAAATACCCTGACCAACATCTTGTAGATACAAGAGAAGAACTAGAAGAGCTAACAAAGCACTTCAACGATTTAGGTATTGATGCGTACTTTGGGTGTGCTAAGTTTGGCCCCCTCAACAACCGTACGCATGAGAATGCTAAGTACTTTAAATCGCTGTGGATAGACATCGACTGCGGCCCTAGCAAAGCCGAGCCTAACGCAAAAGGTGTCATCCAAGGCTACATAGATCAAGCAACAGGGCTGCAAGAACTGAAGAAGTTTTGCTCTGTAGTCGGCTTGCCTAAGCCCATATTGATTAGCTCTGGTTACGGCATACATGCGTACTGGGTGCTAGATCAAACCATATCCCGCCTACAGTGGGAGCCACTCGCAAAAAGGTTAGCAGAACTATGTGTTGAGCAGGGGGTGATAGTTGACCCCGTGGTGTTTGAAGCATCGCGTGTTTTACGTGCGCCGGGTACATTCAACTTCAAGCGGGATACTCCGATAGAGGTTACAGCACTCAACGAACTAACACAAAGTCTGACGTACTTAGAGCTACAAACTATTCTTGGAGCCTCGGAGCCAAAGGAAGATACACCCGACTTCATACCCAGAACCATCAGCCCCATGATGGAAGCGTTGACGAGCAACAAGATTAAGCGGTTCAAGACCATCATGCTTAAGTCTGTGAAGGGTGAGGGGTGTTCGCAACTACTGGGGTGCTTTACCGACCAAGAAAATACACCGGAGCCTTTGTGGAGGGCTGCTCTATCCATCGCTGCTTTTTGCATAGACTCACATGATGCCGTGCATAAGATGTCAAGTCAGCATCCGGGCTATGACGCTAGGGAGGTAGATCAAAAGGTACACAACCTACAGCTAAAAGGTGGGCCTCATCTTTGTGCGACATTTGAAAAGCTAAACCCTACGGGCTGTGAAGGATGTAAACACAAAGGCAAGATCAAATCCCCGATTGTGCTGGGTATGGAGATCGAAGCCGCCGATGTTGACGATGATGGGTACGTAATTAAAGCTGAGCAGGGAGCCACACCTCAACGTATACCAGAGTATCCAGCCCCCTTCTTCCGGGGCAAAAACGGGGGCATCTATCTACGCGCAGATGATGATGACGAAGAGTCCGAGCCAGTTTTGGTTTACGAGCATGACCTGTACGTAGTAAAGCGTATGCACGACTCCGAGGCGGGGGAAGTTGCCTTGTTCCGGTTGCACCTACCGCACGATGGCGTGCGTGAATTTACGATATCCACAATGGTTATAGCCATGAAGGATGAGCTACGTAGGGCACTAGCACAGCAGGGGGTGGTAGCCCATCAAAAGCAGTATGAAAACCTTGCAAGATTTGTAGTGTTTTTTGTTAAGAATCTACAGTATATTAAGAAAGCAGAAACTATGAGAACTCAGTTCGGTTGGGTAGAGAGCGACAGTAAGTTTATCTTGGGTGACCGAGAGATTACTAAGGATGGTGTGTTTTACAGCCCCCCATCTGTTACCACAAAGGACGTTGCCGAGAAGCTAGTGGTAAAGGGTACGCTGGACAAATGGAGAGAAGTGTTTAACATGTACGCTTTGCCGGGTATGGAGCCACATGCGTTCGCAGCCTTGACCGCTTTCGGCTCACCGCTACTTAAGTTTACCGGGCTAGAGGGCGCGATCATTAACGTAATTCACCCCGAGTCAGGCTCGGGCAAATCAACAGCACTGTTTATGTGTAACAGCGTTTACGGGCAACCAAAGGAACTAACTTCCATGTTCAAAGATACATTTAATGCAAAGATACATCGCTTGGGTGTGCTTAACAACCTACCCAACACGGTGGATGAGATTACCAACATGAGCGCACTGGAGTTCTCCGACCTAGCCTACAGCATATCGCAAGGGCGGGGCAAAGACAAAATGAAAGGCTCGACCAACGAGCTTCGCATAAACAACACCAAGTGGCAAGGCATAACTCTTTGCTCCTCCAATGCTAGCTTCTATGAAAAATTGGGTGTGGCTAAGAACTCCCCTGACGGTGAGTCCATGCGCCTATTAGAGTACAGGATAGAACCCAACGGCATAATAGATGTGCAGTTGGGCAAGCAGCTATTCGACCATCAGCTACGGGAAAACTTCGGGCATGCAGGGGAGCCATACCTCCAATGGCTTGTCAACAACCAAGAAGATGCAGTCGGCTTACTGCGGCAGGTTCAAGCTAGGCTTGATAAAGAAGTGCAGTTTACTATGCGTGAACGGTTCTGGTCTGGTCTCGCAGCTTGCAATATAGCCGGGGGGCTGATAGCAAAAAGCTTGAAGTTGCACGACTACAACATAAAAAACGTCTACGAGTGGCTTAAAGTTATGTTGGGCGATATGCGGCACGAGGTAAAACCTCCAGAATCTACGCCTATTACTGTGCTTGGTGAGTTTATAAACGCCCACATAAACAATGCGCTGGTAGTAAACGGAGCGTCTGATGCCCGTAGTATTCTCCAACCTCTACCCATGCTGGAACCCAAGGGGGAGCTACTCATACGCTACGAGCCAGATACAAAAGAACTCTACATCGCAGCAAAACAGTTCAAAGACTTCTGCGTACGTCAGCAGATAAACTATAAAAGCACACTCAAGTCGTTGACTACACTAAAAGTTTTTGTAGAGGGTACGAATAAGCGCATGTCGAAGGGCATGAAAGTTGTGTCCCCGGCAGTACGGGTACTAAGATTTGACGCCTCAGTCTCTGAATTTCTACAGCTAGACGCTTCCATCGCCGCCAATGAAGATAGAAACAGTGATCTACCAAATTAATTGGGGTAAATTTAGAGTTGGCTACTCATTCTTTGTGCCGTGCATAGATCATAAAGCAGCTAAAGCTACGGTAGCCACCATAGCTAAACGACTAAAGATGTCAGTCCTAGTCAAACTTGTGATCGAAGACGGTATAAAAGGCTTGCGTGTGTGGCGAACCTAGGGTACAATACAGCCATTAGCCTCCGCAGTTGCTAATACTCCCTTACCCCCCAACTAACTACTGGGGGGTTCTTTTTTCCCGCGCCTCACTCATTTCTTTCTTACGCTTGGCAAGTTTAATTTCTATGCCGACTAAAGCTGGATCAAACAAGTCTATTGTCTTCTCATTAATTGGCACACCTGCCGTACTCTCAGCACGTTGTTTTGCCCTTGTCTCTAAAGACTTCATGATAGTATCTTCAGTTATCGCAAAAGTAGGGTACTGTGAATTAAATTTAGCTAATTCATTTGCTACTATATAACTAAACCTGATAACACTGGGTTTTGTATTTTGCCTATGCTGTAGATCTAGTTTATCAAGTATTAGATTACGTTCGCTTTCTATTTTTTTGTTAACCGCTAACATCTTAAAAGCAGTTTGTTGTGTGTTAGCTAGAATATCGGGGCGAAAACCAATTGCTTGCCCAATTAGTTCGCCAGTTTTAAAATCTTGCGCCTCAAGTATTGAAACACCCGTATTGGTTTTTGCACCTTCAGTACCAAACCTGTAAGCTGTAAGCAAATTACGTATAACAGCAGGGCTTGCTTTTTCCGACATCTTCTGGTAGTCCCCTAAAACATAAGCGTCATAAGCTTCACCCCATGACAAAGCCATACTTGCTGTCGGCCCACCAATTGCCTCTAGAATAAATGTGGAAGTTGCTTCTTTTGCGCTTCCAGCCTCTTTTTTGTCACGCCCTCCCACTAAAGGCAGATCATTTAACCCTACACGGGAAGCTATATCCAAACCTGTAAGCGCATTAATTGGCCCTCTATCAACAAGGTCGCTCAAAGGTACACCGCCCAAAGATACATGCCCTAACTTTTCGGGGATAAATACGGTGCGAAACCATGTGTTAAAGGATAGATTTTTAAGTTTTTTAGGCCAATCCTCTTCTTCCTCTAACTTGCCCCACGCCCACCCCAACAACCCAACAATTGGAGCAAACAAGAAAGCGTTTGATACGCCCCCAAGCATTACAGAAGTCCCCATGATTCCAAAGAACTTAGTTGCCGCAGCCGTTTTACCTTCTTCATTTAGGAACGGAAGCATACGTTTAAAGTTAGTCGCCTGTAGTAGCAACATGTGCAACGGATACATCTGAAACTGCAACGAACTTTTACCGAGACCCTCTTGCATAAAGCGGGGGCGGTTAGCCATGTCGTAGTTACCTAAAGCTTCATTGGTATCTGAGACTGCATGTGACATGGCTTGCTCGTGCGTAAGCCCACGGTTTCTCCCCATCCGATACGAAGCTAAATATACGGCTTCACGGCTTAGGCGTTCTGTGTTGTGCATCAAGCCACCAACCATTAAATTGGCTAGGTCTTTACCTTTACCCATTACGCCTTCACGTTGCTCAGTAGACATATCTTTGTACCCCCACACCAATGATGCGTAGGTAGATTGAGATACTCCGCGAGAGATCATCTCACGTACGGCCTCACGTTCGTCTTCGGATAAAGATTGGCTATTTGCAATACTGGGCGCAGAAAGTGAAGTTGATCCATCAGAGTTTGTACGGAAGACACTGTACTGGTTAATTAACAAAACCATCTTTGCGAGTTCTTTAGCCGCACCTACAGGGTCACCGTGGTTTGCCGCAAGTATCGGCAACCCCGTTAAGAACACACTGGTGGGTTGGATCAAAGCGGAAGAAGCAGCGGATAGATACCAGACATAGGAAAGTTTATTTGCTGCGCCAGCAATAGCTTCTCCAGTACCCCCTCGTTCACCCGATAAAGCCATGTCCACCCGCCTTCTAGCTTCTTGAACAAACGGGCTTAACTCTTCTTGTTCCGCAATAGAGTCCTTTGCCGCCGACATGGAATTACGGAGTAGGGGGGCATACTTAAGCCGAGAGAGTTGGATAGCTTGCTTTGCCGCAGTAGTTGCAATATTTTGTTGGAGGTCGGTGCTAAAACCCGTACGGCCTTTTCGATGGGTAAACTGCTTACGGAAACTTTGCTCAGGCATTGTATTTAAATATATTTGATACACTGCGTCTTTTAGCCCCTCCTTAACATCGTCCGAAGTTTCCTTAGTACTCATACCATCAATAGCTGAGAAGACTTGTTTGAGCATCTCACTAGAATCTTTTGTCGCAGCCCGTAAAGTTGCGAGGTCGTTACCTAGCTCAAAGTTTTTATCCCCCACTAATTCAGCTAAAGTTCTCCCGCGCTCTGCCGCTAATTTTTTAGCTACGTCATTACGTTCCGCACGGGATTTAAACAGATAAAATTCTCGGGTGTCGCCACTACCAATAGCTAGCCAAAAGTCTCCACGGCGAACTAGAGGAAAGTACGGACGTATACGTGCGTCAGATTCGAAGGTCTTCCGTATAACCAGCATTAGCTTAGACTTGTCGTCTGGAGACATTCCCTGTATGTTCTGTATCTGTGCATCTAACAAATCAGAATATAGCTCTGCAACAGACTCGTAGTAGTCTCTCACCTGCTTATACATACGCTGCCCTGTAGGGCCAAGCGCCGCATATTTAGCGTCGAGCACTTTACTACGCTCTCTTGCGTTGGTATCCGAGGGGTCTATCTCTGCAAGCGTAGTCTCAAGCACAAAAGCTTCAAATGTTTTTCGGTCGAGGGTTGGGTCTGCTTTATACCCTCGTTTTAACCCACCTATAATTTGCTCAGCCCCTGCCAAGAATTGTTGTGACTCCCCAATCATGCGCTGTAGAAGCACTTGGGTATTTACTAACTCTGGTATCCCTTTATCTTTAGCCCACTCGGCAAGAAAATTAAACGTAGGTAATCTAACAGTAGCCTCTAAAGCGCCATAGTTTAAGTCTTCTGTAATTTTACCCAGCATACCCCTTGCTTCATCTGCGTTACGGTTATTAACCGCGCTTTTGATGCCCTTCGCTAAATCTTCAGCGGTTTCAGAGGTTGCAACTTTGTTAAGGGCTATATCTACAGCTTTCTTTATTTCGTTGGGTGTACGTTTAGGTTTTTTGTCTTCCTCTTCATCAAACTGATCTTTATACTCGTCAGGTGGAAGTTTTTGACTGAGCAATCTGGCTTTAGTAGTACCGGCGTTAATGCTGCGTGGTTCAGCACCCAATATTTTGTCTGTTAAATCTATTAGGTCAGTAAACGCATTGGTATCGGAGGCATTAAAGTTGTACAGTTCACGAATGCTGCGTACAAAGTTAGAGAACCCAGATGCATCTTGGCGTTTTCCCTGCACACCCATAAGAAATTCTTGGAACGTGGGGTCGGACATACCATAGGCCAGAAACTCATCGGGCGAATTAAATATGTTTGGTTCCGCTTTTACAAGAGCTTGCAGCCTAGGAGGTGCGTTCCCCGCAGCTACCAATTTTTCGTATTGCTGCCTAGCTGTGTCTTGTAGATCACTAAGCTCTTTTATAAATAACTTTAGTGGGTCAGAAGGCTTTACGATGGCAGACCCACCTGTAATTATTCGGCGGTTTGTAGCAGCGTGTAGTATTTCATGCAGTACCGTAATGTTGTTGATACCAGAGGCGTCCCCAAAACTACCCCCTTTGATGAATATTATTCGTTGACCCGGCTTAGCTTGTCTCTGCCATCCAAAAAATGCCCCTCTAGCGTTGTCCCATAAAGCTTTATTCTCGGGGTACTGTAGCTCAGGTGGAAGAACCTCCCCCTTCTCTATCACTACAAACTCAACACCCCGTACGTAGTTTAATAAACGCCTAGCTACAAACTTTTGAAACGCGGTAGCATTTTTATCCGCTAAAACCACACCTATTGCTTCGGAAGCGTTTATTGCCTGCTCAAACTTAGGGTTAGGTTTACTTGCACTTGCGGTCAGAGACGAAACGGCTGAAGCAAGCGGTTTCCCCGCTGCGTTATCAGGTGGTAAATCGCTAAGAACCTCCGCCGCAATTCTATTTTTTGCCTTTGTTATTGCGTCAGGTGGCACATCTTTAAGAGCCTGCTTGATGCGGTTGTAGACCGCTCCACCCGTTGCCGCAGTCTTCTGCGCTTTTAACAAGTCATATATAGCTGTCTCTCGCACAGAAGCGGAAGGATCAGCAAGTAACGGTGTTGCGCTGATGGCTATGTTGTCGGCTTGCCTGTTAGCTTTCTCGGTTGCCACCTTAGTCGCTACTTGATCAGGAGTTTTCTCTGGCCCTTTGGGTCGTCCTACTGAACTCGGCCCCGCTTGTTTAGTTTGAGCAGCAGCTAAAGCATCTGCGTTTGTTTTTATGACTCCGGGATCACCTTTATCCTGTGACCGCCCCAGTGTGGCAGCTAAGTTAGCTAAAGCCTTAGTGGGGTAGGTCGCTACAGGTTCCCCGTTTACGTTGTGAACATACCCAGTACCTTCGGTAGCTGGGGCAACCGAATGCGTACGCTTTACAGGTTTGGCAGGTTTGGCTGGCGCTTCGGCTACGGTTGTAGCGGGGGCGGCTTTTCTAGTGGCATCAAGTTTAGCAATTTGGTTAGAAATATCTTCAAACTTAGCTTGAGCTTCGTTGTACTTGGTTTCCGCAACTGCGGGGTCACTTTCAGTTGGTCTAAATTTTGACTTTAGCCCAGCTTTTTCTTCGTTAATTTTATTAAGCTGATCGACAAGCGCACCACGTTTTTTAAAGTACTCGGCGGCGGGGGTAGGGGCTTCGGCTGGGGTAGTCTGCTCCTCTGCTACTGCATCGGGCTTCTTGCTTTCTCCCACAGTAGTGTCTGCAACATCTGATCCAGTAGATGCCACTCCACCGAGTTCAGTTTCTGTAGCTCTTTCGGCAGGGGGTACGTCTGTACTGGGTTGTCCAGATACATCAACGCTTGCTCCACTAGGTTCTGTGATAGGTCGTGTAACATCAGGTTCTCCTTCGGCTTCGGCATCATTTTTAACTTCTTGTTCAGCTATACCCCTTGCCATTACTTCAGCTTCTTGGGGGTTAACTCCACTAGCTATAAGACCTTGTGTAAGTTCTTCAACTCTGTTCTCAGGAATACCAATTGCCGAGAGCTTTGCTTCTTGTGCAAGTTCTCTGTCTATTAAACGAGTAGCAATCGGTGTCGCATTGTCTTTCGGTATGCCGTTTTGTCTTAACTCATCGGCCTTAGCGTCAATCTTCGTTTGCCGATCTTCCGCAGCCACAACCGCCGCCGATTTATCCATAGTTGGCTCAGCGCGTTCGGGAGCTTTGCTGATATCAACTTCACCTGTTGGCTCAGCGCGTCCGGGGGCTTTACTGATATTTACTTTGCCCTTAGGTTCAACGCGCCCAGCGGGGTCTGGAGGCGTAAGATCACCAACATTTTTTAAATTAGGGTTTAATTGCGCTGGGGATTCCTTAAATTGACCCATCAATTCGTCTACTGCATCTGATCCTCGGTCTATTTCCCTAGCTAGTATATTAGCTGGATCGTCACGCCCGGTAAGGGTACGAGAGACTTTAGGAAGAGCCATAGCCGTTCCAGTAACCCCGCCTACAACCGCCGATTCGGCTAGACCTTTGCTTAGTGGTATATCTTTACCTTCAAAGTACTTATCAAGTACATTACCGCCAAACTGTGCAATAGTTTCTTCGACTGCATTTACTAGACTGAGAGATGTTAATTCAACGCCAGACTGCAATAATCTTTGCCCGGCTATAGCCAATATAGTATTTTGTTTAATTAAGGAAAGACCTTTAAACGAACTACCTAGCTTGTCGTAAAAATTTAACGGTAATTTTTCAGTTACATACTCTAATACGCCTTTAGCTGTAGCTACTCTGGCGTCATCCCCTTGTGCGTAACTTTGCCCCGCAGCCCCTCCTGCCATACCGGGAAGTAAAACTACACGCAAGGCAGGCACAAACGCAGCAGCTAGTTGAGTGGCTATCTGAGGTGATCCTGCTGCTAGCTTAGAAGCTAACCACGGAGCAAACTGATCTTTATCATAAGCCTCTCCCATTTCCTGCTTGCCAATATCTGACCTGTAATCCTCCGCTGCTTTATTTAAATACTCAGTGCCATAAGCTGTCGGCGTTCTTACCAGTGGGTTTAACCCAGCTACTTTTAAAACCGGGTTAATAAACGTCTGATTTATAAAATCAGAAGCTACGCTGGGTATATTAATAACGCCTTGAATTGCGCCTGCTGAACCAGAAGCTACATCCCCCATAAGAGGGTTTTCTTCTGAAAATTTCTTTCGCGCATCTGTTTGTTTTTTAATCGCAAGGTTTGGATTTTCTGGGTCAAAACTTTTACTTATTTCTGCTGTAGTTATTGCATCACCTTGCCCAGAAATAATTCGCATTAACTCGTTTTGCCGAGCCACTTCTGCGGGTTCTTGGGTATCTGCAAAACTTGGCGTAGCTTCTGGAAAAGCCACTGGTTGAGGGGCTTGCTTTGGCTCCCCCCCGCCAATCTTTGCTTTTGCTTTTGCTTTAACGGGTGTGGATTGGGCAATTAGCTTTGCCAATTCAGAAGTTGCATCACGACTTGGCGTGCTTTGATTTTCTTTATTGACTCTTTCCAGAATTTGTTGTGCAGCCATACGTAGGGTATACGGCGTCTCGGGCGTGAGGAAAGTTCTTAGCTTGGCAAGTCTTTGCTCCAATGGAAGACCCGCAAATGACTGTTCAAACTTTTGAACAAACTCCGGTGTGACCATCGAAAATGGTTGTACAGGCGCGGCATTTTGTAAAACACTTTTACCATCGACGGTTTTAGGAAGAGGTTGCCTAACGCCACCCGGTAAATCTAAACTCAAAGGTGGTCTTTTTGCTGCTGGTGCAGGTAATACAGCTTTTTCGGGAGCAACCACAGGAGCGGGAGCCGGGGCAGGAGCGGCGGGAGCGGGGGCAGAAGCCTTCTGCTCAAGACGGAGGGTTTGTTTTGCGACTTCGGCAAATGCTTCCGTAGAGCTATTAAATCTGCCTGCGTTTTTCCCATACATTTCCAGACGGCCCGGGCCTGTCCTTGAACCTTTTTTATCAGGTATCCACTCAGGATTCATGCCTACGGGCCATCCTGAGGCGGGGACAGCGGGTGGTACAACGGGAGCGGGGGCAGCGGCGGCTTGGGCTTGGGCTTGGGCTTGGGCTTTGACTTTGGCCTCTTCTGCTGCTCGTGCCCTAGCTGCAATTTCTGCGCTTATTGCCAAGGCCGGGGATTTGTCGGGGGCGGCTACTGGGGCGGCGACAGCCGCAGGGGGAGGAGCAGGGACTTGGGCCGCAGGGGCAACGGGAGCAGGGGCTTGGGCCGCAGGGGGAGGAGCAGGGGCTTGGGCCGCAGGGGCAACGGGAGCAGGGGCTTGGGCCGCAGGGGCAACGGGGGGCGCAGGAGCAGGCTTGGGGGCAACGGCGGGAGCCGCAGGAGGAGGAGCAGAACCTACAGCCTCTTCAAACGAAAAACTTTTAGATTGTTTTGGGCGAGTGGCCTCTTCAAAAGAAAAAGTTGCCATGTATTAGTCCTCAACAAAATTCTGACCATTCCATTTGGCAACACCCCGCGAGGTTTTATAGTACTGTCCTGGCATGAGTTCGTCTTT